TGAACGTAAGCAGGAGTGTGAACGCCGCGATCACGCCCGTCGGCCCCTTCATCGCGCTAAAGAGCGCCGACAATGCTCCGGTCGTCCCGCCGGTCTGCGATTGCAACCGTGTGAACTGCTCCGTCAGGAAAGGCGCCGACGCGGCCAGGTTTTCGATGCCAAACGCCGCGTCTTGTGCGCTTTGCGTAAGGTCGACGCTGAGCTGCGCAGCGGTCGAGCTAGCACTGGAGCCGAGGGACCCGGTCGTGCCACGAACGCGAGTCTGTGCCTGCGACAGGTCCCGCAGGCTGCTTTCGGCCACTTCTGAGCCGGAGGCAATGCCTTGCATGGAGCGCTCCACGTCCGACGCCGCCTCCCGAGACTCGCTTCCTAGCTCGTCCATCGACCGCACCCCCTGCTCGGCCGAACCGCGCAACTGGTCCATCGACCGGGCCCCGCCCTCGGCCTCGGCCTCCAAAGTCTCCATGCGCTTCGACGCACTGAGCGCGCTCTCCTGGACCTCGTCAAAGGTTTGTGACGTCGCTTCTCCAGACGCGGCGACGTCATCGAGGACGTTGTCTAGGTCCTCCATTGCGCCTTGGGCGTTCTTCGTGCCCTTCACGGCACCAGAGGCGTCCACCGATAAGCCAACCTCTACAGGTGCGGCCATTATGCTTTATCGCGTTGCTGGTCATTGAGGAAGCCGGCGAGGCGGCGCGCGACCATCGCGACGGACTCTGACAGATGGCGCGCCCGGTAGCCGGCCACGGCCACCTCTTGGACGTAGTCTCGCGCCTCTGCGGCCGTCATCTCGGTGTGGATAGAGAGGGCCTCTGTGCCGCCGACGGCTAAGAGTCCCCACGTCGCATTTGCGTGCGAAATCTCGTCCGGATCAATGCGCGCAGTTGCCTCCTCGCTGGTCAGGCTGCCCTTCTCGGCGGTCGTGGCGATCTCACAAACCCGGCGATGCGCCCACAGGCCAGTCACCTGGTTCAGCCGTCGCTCCTTGCCACCGGGCAGCTGCACGGCGGTGATGTCCCCGTCTACGTCACGGCGCGGAATGAGGCCCATGTACCGGGTCACGATGCGCATCTTGTCCTCGGCGGGAAGGTCCGTGCGCAACAAATGGGTCATGTCGACCACCCGCAGGCGCTCGGCGGTCGGGGGGCGGAGGGTCACCTCCAGATCGTCCCGGACGGCGAACGTCAGGTCCCACACCGGGTGCTCTGTGTCAAATGACTGGCCGACAGTGGCTTCCATATCGCGAGTAACCAGATTCCTTTACGTGATGCGGTCGCGGGTTTGCCCGATCGTGTCCTGGGCGTCCTCCTCGAGGTCGTCGAACTCCTTCCGGACGCGGCTTTGCTCGGCCCACACGAAAAAGCGGCGCAGCGGCCACCGGCACACCACGGCGTCGTAGCGGTCCGGCTCCAGCTTGGTCAGCGTCGAGCGGAGCGCGCTCACCTGGTCACCTCCGGACGCATCGGGGTAGAGGGTAAAGTGCTCCTTCCACTGCCCGACCAACAGGGTGGCCGCCGAAAGCTCCATCTGGTAGTTCTGCGAAAACTGGCTGCGCAGGCGGGTCAGGACGCCCCGCCGGTCGGCCGCCGGGACGCTCGTCCAGTCGATCTCGCGGCCCTCCGTGGCTTTACCGTCGACCACGACGAACCGCTCGGCCACCGCCTCCGCAAAGACCCGGGCCTGCAGAGCACTTCCGTCGGGCAGCTCGGCCCCGTCGATCGTCGCCGCTCCCTGCAGGACGGAATCCGGGTCGACGCCCAGCGCGAGACACCCGTTGCAGAGCACATCCAGGGTGAGCGTCGCCGGCTCGATGCGCAGGCGCGTCTCCTCGTCTGTGTCGGGCTGAGCAACAGGCATACGCTTCTCGTGTGGTCACCGGGTCGCGAAGCGTTAGGAGCCGCCGGAGTCGACCTCAATGGTCTTGCCCGGGGTGGCGCTCGTGGCGCTCATGCCCACGTTGCGCACCTCGACGTCGCCAAACTCGCGAATCTCCTTCGAGAACGTGACGATGCCGCCGTTCTCGCCGCCGATGATGCGCGGATCCTGCCCTTCAGGCGTTTCCCGGAACCAGATGGGCGTCCAGTCGTCGGCTGCCGACTGCAAATCTTGGTAGTAGGACTCGTCGGTGTCGTAGATGAGCGCGTAGGCCGCGTCGAGCATGTCTGCCGCCTGCCCCTGCAGGCCATTTAGGGTCTCGACCGTCTCGGGCTCCGTCGCCCGCGCATCCGTGTCGCCGTGAATGAGCACAACGGGGATCTCCGTCCAGGTCGGGTTGGAGCCGCCATACTTGACGGGCGTGTCCGTTGTGAACTCGACCTTCGTCTGTACCTCTTTGACTACAGGCATCATGTCGTGCCCTCTCGGGCGCCTTGTGAAAAGTGCGACTGTGAAGCGGGCTGTCGGTGCCGCCGTTCAGGGCGAAGGCCTATCCGGTCAGCCCAAGTTCAAAACTCAGGTAGTGCGTGTAGAGCTCCAGCTCGTTTTGCCACTGGGGGACGTTCGGGAGCGTTTCGTTTTGCGGGCGCGTGCACTGGCACGTCAGGTGTTCTTGGCTCTCCGGCGCCAGCGTTGGTGCCTGCCGAAAAAACGGCAGGATGCCGATCGGCAGTTCGTATTCGTTGTCGAGGGACTGGCTCTCGGTGAGCTCGTCCCAGTCCTTCTGGCTGCTTAGGTCGTAGCTTTCGGCCACGTCCCACTCAAACAGCAGCTTGACCCGAAAGCGGTGCGTCGTCTTGACGTTGGCGTTCTGCCAGTCAGTGTTGCCCCCGGCGGTTTGCGGTTCGGTGTCCGAGGTCGAAGCCGAAAGGTTGCGGATGCGGCAGTACCGCACCGGGCGCCCCATCAGCTTTTTGCGGTCGAGCTCCGTCTGAATGTTCACCAGCTCCCCGATCGGCCAGTACACGACGTTCAGGCTCACGCCGTGCTCTTGGGCCAGGCGGGTCACCTCCTCCTTCAGGAGATCCCGCTTTTGCATCATGGGGAGCTTTTCGGTCGGCATGTATCGGGTACTTTTGAATGCTAAAGCCTACTCGCGCAGCACCGCGTCGGGCGGATCGAGGCTGATCAGTAGATCAATGAGGTTGTCGCGGCCGATTTCGTGCGGCTTGAACTCGTCGTCCTTGAGGGCGGGCCCCACGTAGGGACGCGCCTCCACGGTCACCTGAAAGGAGGAAATACCCCGCACCCACAGGGCCAGGCGCTTCCACTTTTCCTGCTCTCCGCTGTCGTAGAATCGGTGCCAGAAGTACCCCTCCATCTTTTCGGTCGCCGGCACGGTCCAGGAGCCGCCTTCCTCGTGGGCGCCAGCGTACGGGACCTGAATGACCCGCTTCCAGAACACCTGCATCTGCCGAACGACCGGCCCCTGATCGGTAAACTCCTTGCCCTCCGGCCCGCGCTGCCCCCGCACGGCCCGTGAGAGGCGCCCCTGCACGACCCGGAGCGAGCCGGGGCCGGCCTGCGTGTTGGGCGTGTCGCGGGCCCCCAGCCCGGCCTCTCGCATGTACGTGCCGGTGGCCAGCCCCTCGAACGTGTCGATCGAGGCGTTGACCGTCGGCGCGAGCACCTCGCGGACGATCTGCTCCTCGATGTCGAGGGCGTCGATCCACTGCTGTACGTTGTCGCGTACCTGCATGAGTCATGGCTGTAGGCGTGTCCCGTCACACGCTCGGCGTAAAGGCGTGCTCGTCGAGGCGGCTCATCTGCCGGTCTTCGTACTCGTCGTCCATCTCTTTGCGCTCGACGGTCAGGCTCTGCCCCATCTCGCCGCCGAATCGCTTGTCCTTGCGGGCAATCCCCACGAGGCCCTGGATCTGCTCTTGCAGGCGGGCGAGGCAGACCTTGATGCACACGTCCTCGATCTCGCCCGGCAGGATCGGTGGTAGCGCCGAAAGCCCAGAGAGGCCGCTCTGCGCCGTCAGGTCCAGCGTGTAGTCGTCGCCGCTGCCAGGCGGGCCAAGGCCCTGATCGAACCGGCGGTAGCCGAAGAACGCCGTCAGGGCGCCCAGACGCTTTGGCGCAAACACGAGGCGCTCACCTCGCACCTGCACCTTCGGGTCAAGGTTTACGGTTGGCTGCGTGGAGACCACCTCCACGAGCGGCCAGTACCGGAGGTAGGCCATGATGGCGTAGCCCTCCGGCGCCGGTCGCGGCGGGGTGTCGTTCCAGGCAAAATGATCGGGGTACCACGTTTTTTTGCGGACGATGAGGGGACGCTGTAGGTGGCTCTCAATCTCGCCGGTCACGGCCTCGATCGTGCGAATGGCTTCGTCGTAGAAGTCCCCGCGCTTGGTGAGCACCTCCTCTACCAGCGACTGACTCACGCCGTCGCCGAGCGCTACGCTCAAGATGCGCGCCGGGGTCGTAAGGGCCGTGTAGTCAAGCATGGCTCACCTCCCCCGTTGGGGCGCTTTGTTGTAGGGCATCGATCAGCTCGGTCTTTCGCATCGACGAGCGGCCCTCGATGCCGAGGCGGCGCGCTTCTCCCCGGAGCGTGTCCACGGTGAGGGCTTGCAGGTCAATGCGCTCGGCGTGCCCCTCTTCCGCGAGGCGTTTGGCCGCGTCCTTTCCCCAGACGTAAAAGCGCTCGCCGGACTCGACGGTCGCGCCGTCGCGGTGGGCCAAGTAGCCGGCGTTGGCAAAGGTCTTGTGCGCCCGGAGCCAGTGCCGCCGCTCGCTGTGCCCGGATGCGGTTTCCTCCGCCCACTCTTGCACGTAGCCGACGGCCCGCTCGGCGGCCTTGCCGTCGCGGTAGGCGTAGACGCCGGTCAACACCTCGCCCGCTTTCGTGCACCACGTGCCGAAGTCGCGTCGGAGCCCCTTCACCGCCGCCACGAAGTCTTCGGGCCGGTTCACGTTGGGGCCGATGCCGGAGGCCTGCCAGAACCGGAGTCCGTGCTCCACGCCCCGGCGGTAGTGCGGGCTGTTGAGCACAATCACCGGCCGGGCGGTGCGGTCGGCCGCCTTGGGCACGGAGGCCGCAAACTCGAACAGGGTGCTTGAATTGTCGACCGCGTAGGCGTCGCACCACTGCAGCACCTGCTCGAAATCACCGAGGAAAGGCACGCCCGCCCCCTCGAACGCGAATTTTGCACGCGAGCGGATGCGCGGATGGCTGTGCCCCACCAACTCGATGCCTTCCTCCTCGAGGGCGTCCTTCCAGTCGGCAAACGCCCGCTCGTAGTGCCCGAGGGCGGTACGCGTCTCCGGGCACACCCGGCAGTCCCAGTGAAAGCTCACCGCCACTCGAAACGGCCGGTCCTCGCGGCGCCAGTCCGGCGCCCTGCCTTTGTCACCGGCCCGCCACGGGGCTAGCTTGGGCATGCCGATCGCCTGGATGCGCCCCTTGTCGGCGAGATCAGGGTAGGCCCGGCCGTCCTTCTCGACCGGGTCCGGGCCGGGGTGCAGAATGCCGACCAGGCCCCGGTGGTGTGGAAAGCCGGCGTAGCTGAGGTGCGGCGCCCCGCCCCCGCCCAGGTACGACTGCCCGGCGCCGTGCTGCATCAGCACCACGCGCGGATAGCCGACCGACGTGGCGTGCCGACGGTTGCCACCGCTGGCGACGAGGCAGAGGTGCCGCCGATCGCCGCGGTCCTGTAGCTCATCGAGCCCCGTGGCAAAGATGCCGCGGCGCCCCTCGGGGAGCTCATTCCACACCGGCTGAAGGTGATCCTCGAAGTGACCCTCCGCGGCGTAGACGTCGACCTTGTGTTCGTCCGGAACTGATGTCATGCGGTCGCCTCCGCCTCTTCGGCGATCTGGTCGAGTTTCCGGCGATTCTGCTCGCGCTCGGCGTCCGGACGCGTGAAGCTGGTGCGCTGTTCGTGGTAGCGCACGTCAACAAGCGGCTCTTGCACCGAGGCGAAGTAGGCCCCGTGCCGTGCGCAGTCGAGCCAGAAGGCCGTGTCTTCAAAGAGGCCGAAGCCCCGTCGGTACGGATGCCACTCCCACAGCCGCCGCCGAAATGGGCTTGCTGCGCAGGCGAGGCGCTTGTTCGAGCGGTACGCTTCCACAAGACCAAACCCGTGCTCGTCGTAGGTGCGGGTGCCGGTCGCCGGCTCCCCGTTCAGGCCCGTCCCAAAGGCCTCGTAGCCAAACACGACGACGTCGGCGTTCGGGGTCTCTGTGAGAGCATCCCGCCAGGCCGTCAGGGCCTCGGGTTTGAGGCGATCGTCGGCGTCCAGGCAGAGGACCCAGTCGGTGCGTGTGGCTTCGATCCCGAGGTTGCGGGCGGCAGCTGCGCCGCGCTGCTCTGCCGTAAACCGGTAGCGGGACAGAATGCCCTGCTTTTCGAGCTGATCGATGTACTCGTTCCAGATGTCCGGCACGCCACACTGCCCGTCGTCCACGATGACGAGTTCGTCGGGCGCCTCGCCAAGCTGCAGCACGCTCTCGATCGCTGCCGGCAGGTACGCGAGGTGCGTCTCGTGCACCGGGATAACGACGGCAATCGACTGCTCCTGGGCCGCACCGCCCTTGACGGCGTCCATCGCCTCTTCCGATAAGCTGACCTCTACAGGGTCTGGCATGAATGCCGTTCTGATTACGTGGTGTTGGCTCGAATCCCCGTTTCGATCGTCCGGGCGGCTGTTGGGACCTGCAAGTGGTCGAGGATGCCCTTTACTCCACCCTCGCTGTTGAGCGCCTCCGTCGGGAAGATCTCGAAGGCATCGTGCCGAGCGTTAAGGTCGCGAGCCCGGCCAACCGACAGGCGCCAGTACATGCGGAGCGCCTCCCGCTTGCTCTCGGCCGCAAACGACGGGAAGCACTCGTGAAAGCGGAACCGCTCGTCTTCGTCGAGTTCTGGCCACGGCTCCCAGTTGTTGCGCGGACCGCTTTTCCGGATGAAGCTCTCCACGACCTCCTCGCAGTTCCGCAGGAGGTAGACGATCCGGGCGCCGGCCTCGATCAGCCCCTCGGCGTACCATTGCCACTGAAACGCCACGTCCCCGGCAACTCGGGCGCCGCCTTCCAAGCTCTCCTCGCACTCCTCGACGAGGGAGCGGGCCCAGTGCTGCCCTTCGGTCCAGGGCACGCGGCTGCGCCACCGCTCGTGGGTGACGTCGGCGCCGTTTTGCGCGCTGAGGAGGGCGGCAAGCGACGAGGTACCGCATCGGCCCGTTCCGGTGCCGACGACGAACGTGCCCGGGTCAGAGCTCATCCGACGACCTCCGAGGGCGTGAGGCCCTCCTCGTTGCGGCGGTCAATCTCGGCCTCGGCTGCTTCCTTGCCGCGGCCGACTGTGTTGTAGCCGCTCCGGCTGCTCTCGTCCTCGACGCGCTCCCCGCCGTAGAGGGCAAAGTAGAAGCCGGCCGCGTGGCTCTCGCCAAGCGTCCACTCCGGGCTCTCTTGCCCGAATAAGCCGCCCGGGTCTTCTTCGTCCGAGGCGTCTTCGCTGTCGTCGGGGCCCGTGTCCTCCTCGGCGCCCGAGGCCTCGGTCTTCATCGACGTGTCTTTGCCGGACATGTCGGTCGTCTTGCCCGACATAGCGGTGTTTTTGGTGCGGCCGCCCATGGCGTCGGTGCGTTCCTTGATGTCGTAGTCGTTGGGGTTCAGGTGCCGAAACTCCCCGTCCGGCACGTCCTCGGGCACGCGGTACTCTGCCCCTGGCTCCCAGCTGTGCAGGCGGCTGCTCTCCTGGCCGTGCGTGGAGCCGTTCGTCTTCATTTTGTAGGTGTAGGGAAGCGTACCCATTGCTAGCGGTCGTAATGTCAGAACAAAATAGGCGAGTCCGCCCCGAGCGCAGTGCTCGGGGCGGCCCGCAAGAGTCAGCTCACTGACCGTCAGCTTAGCTGCCGGTGCCAGAGCCCGTTTCGATCCGCTTGAACGCGAGATCGTCCACGTTCTTGAAGGAGACCATCCAGCGCTTCTTGAATCGAAGCGCCTGGCCGTCCTGCGTCGCGAGGTTGAAGACATCGCCCTCGGCGTCCTTGATCTGCCCTTCCGTCAGGGTGTCGATCATGAGGCCGCCGATCCGTGCGATCACGACGTAGCTGAAGTCGCCGGCCACGCCGAATACCTTATTTGCGCCGGTGTTGCCCTTCGTCTGAATGGCCTCCGTGTAAGCAAGCCGCTCGGGGAGCTCGCTCCGGTTCCGGAAGATGTGCCCACCCTGGTCGGTCATGCGGAGGAAGGTGCCGCGGACGTTCGGGTGGAAAAGCACCTGCACGTTCTCGTCGAGCGACGGCGACGGCACCTCCTCAACGTTGCGGTAGTCGTTGAGCGTCATGTCGTCGACATTCGCCGAAGAGATGGTGTGCTTCGGAATGTCGGAGTCGTTGAAGAGGCCGGTGATGCCGTGGTACGTCGCCGAGCCGTCTGCAATGAGGACGGTCTCGTCCACGGCCTTCCCGAAGCCGATCCCGACCGCTTCGGTGAGGCGCTCCACGAATTGCGCACCCACCTCTTCCGTCATCTCGTTGGACCACGGCGTGATGCCGGCCCACTTTTTCGGGCGCAGGTCCACCGATTCAGGGTCGAAGTCGGCGCCCCCGATCTCGGAGCCCTCATTGACGGCCGTCACGTCGACGATGCCTGGGACGAAGGGCGCGCGAAGCGAGCCGCTATCCAGGTCGTACACGGTTGCAAGGCTCTCGCCCTGGCGCCGACATCTTCGGAAATCTGCTGCACCTCATCGGCGACAGTCGTCGGCAGAAACGCGTCGTTGCCGGTCGAAGTCAGGGCCGGGGCACGAAGCTCTCCCTGCTTGGCCTCTCGCTGTAGCTCGTCTCCGTAGTGCCCCATCTTTGCCGCACGGGTCTGGACCTCACGCACCTTCTCGGCGTCCTTATTCCAGCGCGCATTGATGAGGCGGTAGGACAGCAGGTACTTGTCGTTGTCGCGAGGCTCGCCGACCTCAACGTCGACGCCGTCGCGCCCCTCTGGGGTTTCCTGCCCTTCGGGCACGGCACGGGTGCTGTCGCTGTCGTCGGGCTGATCCATGCCTTGGTCCTGCGTCACCCCCATCTTGTTGAGGGTCCGCTCTACGACTTCGGCCACGGACTCACCGTCTTTGGTTTCGGTTTCGCTCATATCTACAATCTTCCTTGCTGTCGAAGTACAGTGCGAACGGTGATTTCAACGAGCTCCTCTGTGGTCAAGTCTGACCGCTGGGCGTCGTCGTTGGGGCCACCAGTGTCCCCGTTGCGCTCGCTCGCAGGACCGTCCTTAGCGCCTGCCGGAGCCGTGGCACCGGCAGGGACCTCGTCGGGCGCTGCGCTGGCCGTGGCCAGAGCGCGCATCTGCTCTACCTGGGCTTTCTGCACCTCCCGAAAGCCCTGCAGAAACTCGATAAATGCGTCTTGCATCTCCTCGTAGACCTCGTTCTCGCCGGGCGCCATCTCCCGCAGCATGCGCTCGTGGAGCGCCCCGCGGTTCGACCCAATCGAGACGATCGACACCTCCAGGAGCTCCCAGTCGGTGTACGCCCGCACCCGACCGGCGTCCGTCTCGCGCATTTCGGAGTCGTTGGGGTCGAACTGAATCGAGGACATGTTCAGAAAGCCCTCGTCCACCATCCGGCGAACGGTCTGGCTGAACTCGTCCTCGAAGAAGCGGATGCGGGCAATCCAGGCGTTGCGGCTCTCGTTGTAGTTGAGTTGCACGACGCGCCCGATGGGCAGCTCCCCGCGCATTGGATCAATGCCGTGCTGCCAGAGCACGACAGGGTTGTTCTCGCGGAAGTGATCGACGTCCCCACCCTCCGGATCGATGATGGTCCGGTGACGGTCGACCTCGTCGTTGTTGATCTCGAAGGTGTAGGTCTCGTCGTCGGCCTGACGGAAGTCCGTCGAGGTCGAGCGGTAGTTGTCCGACGGCAAAATGTCTTCGTCGAGGGCGCCCTCCCCATCCGTCACTCGCTCACGGAAGCGCCGAAAGTCTCCCTCTTCCGCACTGCGGTTGCCGTCCCCGCCGTAGCTGCAGCCGTCCTCTCGGGCGGTCTCGATGAGCTCCTCAGTCGGCACGTCGAGCACCTGCGCAAAGCCCTCTAGGCGCTCGATGGGCGGGCATTGAATTTCGCCACTCAGGATGCTGGCGACGGTCGACGTGGAGATGCCAGCCGCGTCGGCCAGCTCCTCCCGCACGTCGGCGGTGGACATGTCGCCGCCCTCCGCCATGTCTTCCACCATGTCGCTCATCTCGTCGGCAAGCTCCGCGCCGCGGGCGTGCCGCTGTAGGCTGCGCTCCGGCAGTTCGTCGAGGATTTCGAGGTTGTCCGGTCGGTGGACGGTGACAGTATTTGTCTCCATCCACTCCTCCTCTTCTGAGTCGTAGCTCCAGTGCTGGATTTCGATGACGGGGTTGTCGTCGCTCGCCTCCATGGTCGTCTCGTCGTCGGCGCCCGTATCGGAGGTCACCTCCCCGCTCGTGTGCACCTCTTGCACGGCACCGTAGCGCGGGGCGTTGTCGGGCCCCCAGGTGACGATCGTCCCTTCTGACAGGTCGCTCGCCTCGGCTCGCTGGCCGCACCCGCAGCCGGGCTCCTCTGCCGTGCCGGCGCCGGTGAGCTCCCGCTTTTGCGAGCGAAGGCGCTCCATTTCCTCCTCAGCCGGCACGTACTCTTGCACGACGACCGTCCACTCCTGCTCGGGCGCAAAGGTGACCTGCACCCCGTCGGGTGCCTCCTCCATCTCGTACCCGATCTCGTAGAGCGTGCCACCCTCGTGGTCCGCCATCGCGATGATGCGGGCCTCGTACACCTCCTCCACGTACCACCAGGCGCCGGTGCCGTCCGGGTCGTCGTATCCATTGTAGAACTCCATTCGGACCGCACTGACGCGGTCGGAAAGGCTCATCTCGCGCTGGGGCATGGCAGTTGGGATTCGGTTCGATGCGTTTGGATACGGCTCGTCCTCGTCCATTTCGCGTGCAATCGCGTTGGCGGTCTGCTGCGCCCAGGCCAGGCCGGTGCCCGTGCCGGTCCCACCCCAGAGGGCATACTGCACGTTTCCGCAACCATCGGTCCACTCCTCCTCGGTCCAGCCGGTCGGGGTGCCCTCGGCGGACACGTCTTCCTCGTGGCTTGTTAAATAGGCCGGGATGGGCGTTCCATTTTCTCGGGTCACGAAGTCGGCCGGGCTCAGGTCGCCGCCCACGATCTGCTCGGCCCGTTGCTCCCCGCGCCCGCTCCCGCAGTCGGACAGGTCGTCGTACTCTTCTTTCGCCTCCAGAGCGGCCTCAGCGGCGTTCACGACGGCCGACGGCGGCATCAGGTCCACATCCTCCGCCGCACGGTTCACGACGCGGGCCAGGACGCGATGTACGTCGCGTTTGCTGTCTAGAGTGTCGGCGAGGACCTCAACGACCGACCGATCGTCTTCCGACGCCTCCAGGGCGGCAATCTGATCCTCCGCTTCGCTTTCCGTGTCGTGGCAGCCCTCCAGCTCGGACATGTCGGCATTGCCGTCGCCGTCCTCCTTCACGACGCCGACCTGGTCGTCGTCACAGCTGGGATGGCCTTGGGCAATGGTCCAGGGCATCTGAAAACGCGAGCTGAGGCAAAAGAAAAAGGGCAGCCCTCCTCACGGGCACGACGCACGTGCCAGTCAGGAAAGCCGCCCTCTGCAAAAGCGGGGTACCAAAAATGTGTGCCGGAAGTGCTCCGGCGGGTCAACTCATAACCTAAACACGGGGCGGCGGGGCGTCAAGTTTCGACCCAAGTGCAGGGTCAAGAATAAGGACCGATAATGAGATCCTATCGATCCTTATTGGCTGGGTTGGTTGGGTCCGTGTAGATCGTCCACGCTCTCCACACGGTCCCGAGCAGCGATCGGCCCTGTACCGGGTCGACGTACCAGGAGCCCCGGTGCCGAATGCCCCACCCGGCTGCTCCCCGCTCAACGCGCCAGTTTCTGGTTTCGAGGGCGATGGTGGTTTCGTCCCTTTGTGACCCGTTCATGTCACTGATGTTGTTTCGTGCCTGGTACCCCACATTCGGCCTGAACCTGCGGCACTCCCGGCCAGTACGGCGGGGTCCAGCCCATGTACCCATGCTCCTCGACCTCCGTATCATCGTCGAAATACGTGAGCGGGACCGGTCGGTCCATCTGAAACCGGTCAATCTCTTTGGCGTCGATCGACCGCACGAGCGCCTTTCGCTTTTTGCCCATCGCATCGAGCCCCTGCACCAGAAGTCGCTCTACCTCCTCCAGGTCGCCGATGCAGTCGGCCCACCACACCTTTGCGGTCTGGGCAGGGACCGGGCGCCGCTTTTCCTTGTACCGCCCCTTTCGCGTGTACGGCGTCTTCTGCCCCGACTGCTTCTTCGCGTGGTCGGGGCGGATGGCGCGCTTGTGCCAGTAGTAGGCGAGCTCTTGGTTCGGGCCCGCCGGCTGATAGTGGTTGCAGGCCCAGAGCGGTAGCCCTGTCTCTGGATCGGTCCACAGCTGGTAGAGCGGCACCGGCAGGAGATACGGCGAGTGGCGACCGTCGAGGGTGTCGCCCGACAGGGCCTCGTCGGTCACCATTCGGGCGAGAATGCCGTCGAGGGTGGGGTTATCGTAGCCGGCCATGATGCCGTCGACTTCGACCGTGACCCTCATCGGCTCCATGTCAGCTTGGTAGGCCTCGTCGGTGTAGCGGTCCCAGTACGGCTCCAGCTCTGAGATCAGCGTCGGCCGCGTTGGGTCGGGCTCCGGCCGGGTGGCGTCCGGGTCCCCATCGGTCTCCAGTCGGGCATTGAGGGCGTCGACGGCGTCGAAGTAAGTGTCAGGCATGGATCAGGTGTGGTCGTTGAGTGCGGGAATACGCTTGGCGAGGCGCCGGTAGAACTCCGGGTAGTTTCGTCGGAGCCACGCGGCACTGTTGGCCGCATCGCGGTGGTAGAAGCGAGGATTCACCGGCCAGGAAAACCGGATCTCGTGCGGCGGGCGGTTGTCGTCGTTGTCGTAGACATGGATGTACTCGGTCCCGGTCGAGACGATCAGACCGAACACGTCTTTCCCGCCCCAGTCGGCTAGCGGGATGCAGCGGGTCAGTCCGTCTTTGGTCTCGTAGGTCTTCCCCTTCGTAATGCGGAGCATTTCCCGCCCAGGGGCTTCCTCCTTTCGGAGCCCCATCAGGACGCCATCCCGCCCCCGATCCTCGACGTATCCCTCGATCACATGGCTAAAGGTGCCGCGGACGCGCTCCTCCCCAGCCGCCACCTGCTCGGCGGCGCTCACCTCTGAGTGCCTGTACTCGTAATCACTGAACCCCAGCTCAGCCACCACGCGCTTGCAATACGCCTCCTTCTCGGGCCAGTCCAGGTCGTCGCCCTGTGTGAAAACGGGGATGTCCTCCCCCATCTGCGACAGCAAGATGAGGAGGCACAGGCTGTCCTTGCCGCCGGAGAAGGCGACGTAGGGGCGCTGGGTGTCGTCCAGGAACGCCCCAATCGTCCGCCGGGCCTCCTGGCAGCGCCGCTTGAACGCGTCGCGAAAGGAGTGCATCCGATAGGCGTTCTTCCAGGTATCCCGCATAGTGAAATCGCGTTGACGTGAGAATCCATCGCTCGCCGGTCACCGGCGCATCACGAACCCCGAACGGGGGCCGGGTCGGGGCCGCCGCCGAGTACATGTGCCACCCCCCACCCCGGTAGCGGCATCCGGCCAAGGCCCGCAGGCACCCCCACAGGGTGGGGGCCACGCAAATCCGAGGGACCTCTGGCTCGCCGGCGATGGGGTCGCGTGGCCGGCGAGGCGTAAGGACCGGGGTCGGTCCGAGGTAGCAATCCGAAAGGTGTAGCATGTCAGGGCTCCAGCTTGAGCATCCCGCACCCAAACGCCGTGTGTCGGCCGACACCGGACAGCAGAAGGTCCCCAAACGCGTCGCCGCCCGTCACAGTGAGGCGCCCGGCCAGCGTCGCCACGGGCCGCGTGATGGTGCGGAAGCCGCTGCCGTGATTCCGGCGCGTCATTTTTTGCACGCGAAAATCGGAGAGGGACATTTCATCCAAGTCCGCCCCGCCTCGATCAAGGCGCCCGGAGAGCCAATCACGGTATACCTCTTCTCGTCCGACGTCGGCGCCTTCCCCTTGCTTCCAAGCCTCCGAGAGAAACGCATCCAGCTCCTGCCCCTCGTACCATTCCCGGCGCTCCCCATCAAAATTCTCGCCTACTCCATCGGAAGCCTTCCGAACAGTCGGTACACACGTCACCTCGAAACCCACGTCGACGCCCGCAGGGACAGACGGCATCGGCTTGCTGGCGCAGTCGCCCCACACGCACTGCCGATAGAGGCGTGGCGGTGCTTTGAGTTCGGCCACCGAGCGCAGCTCCTGGAGGGAGTGCTCCGAGTAGGCAAGCACGGAATGTCCTCGCGACTCGAAGACCGGCGGCGCCTCCTCCCCAAACAGCTCGGTGAGGACGGAGTGCATCACGTACCCCTTGCTCTCTCCATCCAGGCTGCGGCGTCGGACAAACGAATCCAAGTCCGAGAGCGCCAACTGAAGCATCTTCATGTGATCACCTCCGCCCCGCTGCAGAGCGTGCCGTCCATGATGCCGTCCTTGAGCTCATCCGCGTGCGCGTCGAGGTATTCCTCGTAGCCCTGCACGGGGGCGATCAGGTCCTCGCCCTTTACGACCTCGAACCCGATCTTCCCGTAGCCGCGGGCGGGCTGCCCGCCGAGCGTCATGTCCAGCTCTCGGAACGTCTGGAGGGCCGCCCCGAGGGCGCCCACCTCCAGGTCCTGCGCATACGTCGTCAGGCCAAGCCGGGCCACGATCTCCGCGCCGGGGGCGATGGTCTCGAAGGTGTACAGCATCTGGTTGTCGTCGTCCCCGTCTCCGCCGAGGCGGCCGGAGTGGCGCGTGTGCGTCTGCCGGTCGATCATGTCAAAGGCAGAGGCATCGGACTCCAGCCCGACCCGCTGGAGGGCGCGGTTGTTCTCCTTGCAGCGAAGCCACGTATGCACTCGCAGATTCGACTCGCCAAGGAGAAACGTATCGGTCGCCCCACCCAACAGAGCGAGTCCCGGGTAGGCGTTCCGGGCCCGCTTGCGCTTCCAGAAGGTCGAGGCCGTACCACTCTCTTTCAGGTCGCCGCCGTTGTAAAAAAGCGAGGTACGGGTGCCGAGCGGCTGATCGAACTCCAGCCCAAGCGCCTGGAACAGGTGCCACATGAGCGGCTCCCGCACCAGCTCGTGCCTGAGGCTGTTGGCCGAGTAGTGCGGCACCTCGACCGTGATCGTGTCGCCGCTTTCGGTGAGGCTGCCCGCCGAGAGGGACACGACGTCCGTCTCGCCACTGACCTCCTCCACGCCAGCCTTCGAGGCGTAGTCCGGGTCGGCCGCACGCTCCTGCTCGTCCCAAAACCGCCCCATCATTACGTGGGGCGCGGGCGTTTCTGCGAGCGCCGACAGGACGCGCTGCCCCACAAGGCTGCCCACGCTCAAGAGGCGCAGGAGGGCGGGGTCGGGGCTGCCCACCGCTCCCGGCACCTGCAGTGACCGGCAGAGGTGCCCCCAGAAGCCGCGAAGGCTGCCGGCCTGCACGGCGCTTTGCCCAATGCGCTCCTCCAGACGGCGGTAGCGGTCCATGCCCTCAAAGATGCCGGCTCCACCCTGTGACTTGTAGCGCGTGATGAACGACTTGACGAGGGCCACCGCGATAAACTCCACGAGATCCAGGTCGTCGAAAAACGCCTTGCTCTCAGCGGGGACCGGGAACGCCTCTGCAATAGCGTCGACCTCCTCCTGCGCCGGCAGGTCGCCCGTCTGCGAGAGCGGCACGTGCTGGGCCCGCCGCCGAAAGAGGCTCACGTTCGAGTCGTCCTGCTGGTCGGGGTCGTGGTGGCTCAGGGGTGACTCCAGCGTAATGCGGAGCCACCAGGCCCGCTTCTCCTCCGCTAGCTGAACAGTCCCATCTGTCGCTCCCCCTCCGCCCCCAGCGTTTTCTGGGGGCTCTGGCTCTCCGAAGAGGTCGTCGCTGGCCCCATCGTCGATGCCGTCGACGAGGTCGTCGGTGTCGGTATCAGGCATGTGTACTCTTTGGGCGCGTCAAGCGCCTCGATTTGATCAGGGTAGTCATCGAGAGGATCGAAGCCCGCCCGCTGGCAGCAAAACGCGGCGAGCTTCAGTTCGTCGGTGTCCCGCCACTCGGCGAGGGCATTGTCCAGGACCTTGACCCGCGGCAGCCCCAGCGTTGTCAAAAGCCCCATCTTGCTTTGCGCGCCGACGAGGCTGCTTTGAAGCTGCTGCTTCGTGAAGCCGAGCGTGTAGACGTACTCGCACAGCGCAAGTACCTCCCGCAGGTCTTCGAACGAGACCTCCAGGGTGCGCCGTGTGGACCCGCTGAAGAGGTGGGGTTTCCAGTGGGGCCCGACCGTGCTCATGGTCGCGTCTAACCACAGCCGCCGCTGGAACTCCTCGGTAAAAATGGCGACAGTCGTGTCCCCCGGCTTGAGCGACGCATGCGGGTCGGTGCCGTAAAGGAGCTTTTGCCAGTTTGGGCGGTCCTTTCGGCGAGCGCTGGAGGTGGACACCATCGGCTTGTGCCCCTCCGGCAGGTGCTTCTTCCAGTCCCGGTCACGGGCCAAGAGGTTTCCCGTCAGGCCGCCGCGGAAATACTTGTAGCACTGCGCCGCCTCCCAGCTGACGTACTCGGAGGTGTCGTTGGGGAAAATCTCGTGCGGCGCGCTGGAGGCGCTCGTGAGGAGGCTGTTGGCCTCGACGCCCACAGACAGGGGCTCGCCGGTGATCGCGCACATCGTGCCCTCCGGGACCTCGTAGTCGTCCAGGTCACGGTTCGGCACGTCAAACGCGTGGTAGAGGAGGTGGGTCTTCGTCGTCATCCAGTGGTGGCTGTGGCCTCGGGAAAGAAGGCTAGAATCTACTCAAAACGTAATAGTGCCAACCCTAAGAGTCAAACGAATCGATCTCGGGTGCTTGCTCGAATGTCTCCTGCGTCGTAAGCGGCCTCCGCGTACAGCGGCAGTGGATGATGTTTGACGCCGAGCCTTCCGGGTCGCCCGGAAACATCAGTTCCTCCGTCGGCTCCCCACGGCGGGGCGCCACGTCGAAGGGCGTGCTGAGCTCCCGCTTCTGCGTGTCGGCCTCCCGGTGCCCAGTCCGGACCCGGCTGTCCCGCATTGAGAGCCAGGCGCTGCCGTAGATGCCGGACTGCTCCCACGACTCGTCCTGCCCCGTTTCGAAGGCCGTCTGCACGCTCGTGGCCGCGATGCGCTTCGAGCGCACGTCCGACATCCACTCGAACTCGTCGGCGATCCGGCGGCGGGCGTCCTCGATCGACTGCTCCGAGTCGGTGGCCACGTCGGCCGCGATTGTGTTGATGCGGCGCCGCGTGACCTCGGTGATGCCCTCGGCCTGACGGTTGAGAACCTCTAGGATCTCCTGCACCCACTCGGTGTCGCGGCTCACAGCGGCCTGCAGGTCCTCGTCGTCAACCCGCAGGGCGCCGGTCTCAAAGCCGATGCGGATGGCATTCAACACCTCGTCGGAAGTAAGGGCCTCCTGCATGTCCGCCAGCGCCTCGGCAAAATCAAAGACCGACTCGGCCGTCAGAGCGGGCTCTGCACGAGACGCTGTCGAGGCAGCCCCCCGCTCCGGGTCGTTGGCCTCGACCACCTCATCGATGGCCGTAAGCGTACGCTCCTTCTGCGCCTGGAACGCCTCGCCCACGAGCTGCCGCACCGCCTCTTCCGGGTCGCGCTTTTCGTCCTCGACGGCTCGCCATTCGGCGGCGAGGATCTCTTCTTGATCCTCCGGGTCCATGCGGTAAAAGGCCGGGCCCTTCCGCGCCCGAAACCGCAGGGCCCGACGCCGTTTCCGGCCCGAACGGTAGTAGAGACCGCGATCGTGGCCGACGGGGTAGGTGTGCGTGCCCTCCTCAGCGCAGCAGGCCGGCGTGCCTGGGGGCACCCTGTTGGGCGACACTCGGCCCCCACCCTCTTGGCTGTCGCCATCGGCTTGTTCGGCTCCGGAGCCGCCAGCTTCGGAGCCTAGAGAAAACCCCCGCCCCCGCCCTCTTGGGCGTCGGCCGGCACAGTGGAGCGGTTCAGGTAATACTGGTCCATGTCCTCGTCGACGTCGCGCCCCTCCTCCCGCTGCACGTCGGCGGGCTTGAGCTGGCCGGACTCGATCTGCGTGCGGCGGATCTGGGCCTGCTCCTGCTTGTCGATCGGGCGGGGGTCGGGGTAGGTGATGCGGAGGGCGCCCGGATCCATCACCTCAAAGAGCCGCTCGAACTCGAACTCCAGCTGCCCGGTGACCATCATGAGCGTCGGGTCGAGCACGTTTTCAGCAAACTGAAGGCGGGCGCCTTTGACGTTGGCCCGGTTCGCGTCTTCACTGAAGAGAGCCTTCGGGACCCACATCATATCGAAGAAGAGGTCCTGCAGGAACTCCCGCTCGACGGTCGTCTCGTCCTGGGGGATCAAGTCGAACTCTTTGACCTTGAGCCCCTGGTGAGAGATCGGGACGGCACGGTGATCGTTCTGGATCGACGCATGGTAACGCTCGGCCAGCTGGCGGCTGAGGCGCTTGACCTCGTCTTGCTGGAGCTTCTTATCGGTCTCCCCGGCAATGCGCGGCATGCCCTGCCGCTCGGCCTGGTTCTTCCCGTGCTCAGACAGGGCTACGTCCTCGTCGATCTCGTGCCGCATGCCGTCGACGACGCCGGTGGTGCGCCAGGGCGCCGCCGGGTGTGGCTCCTTGATGCGCATCACGTTGGCCGGGTCCAGTACCTTGCGCTGCCCGCCACTCAGCCAAAACGCCCACGCCTCCTCGCTCCCGTCCTCGGCGTAGAGGGGGCGAAGCTTGCCGAACGCGGGATACACCGGAATGAGCCCGACCGGCTGCTGGGCCCCGCTCACGTCGCCTCGCACCACCAGGTAGTCGACGTGCCCCTGGATGATGTAGAGCTGGATCATGTGGTTGTAGAAGACCGCCGGCGCCATGAAGTGGTTAGGGCGCCGCAGGAGGTCGATCCAGGGGCTCTCTCCGTCGGAGACTGGTTCGTACTCGTCCTGCTCCCCCTCCACGCGCCGCTCAACGACCAGCTGCTGCAGGTGCTGGCTCATCTTGCGCGCCACGTAGACCGTCAGGGCTCGTGGCCGTCCCCGAAACGCATAGGAAATCTCCTTGTCCGACAGGTCCTGCCGGTCGAAGAGGCCCGTTCGGCGACTCGTGTAGACCGACGAAGCGGCCGGAGCGGGGAGCTGCCCGCCCTCCGTCTCTACCTGCCGCCCGCCGGGACCGGCGGTAATGAGGTCGCGCATCCAGTCGGCAAAGCTCATAACAAAGGCGTCCTTTCGGTCAATTCGGGTCGATGCGCCGCGTGTTGATGTCGTGCACTGTCCGCCCGGCCGCATACAGAACGGCCCACACCGGCGCCGTGAGCACAAAGATCGGCCACGGGTCCCCTACCCACCGGCTCAGCACGTAGCCATAGGTGCCCGCCGCGGCGGCGAGGGCCACCAGGATGGCGTAGGCAAGGTGCACTAGGAAGCGGCGGAGGTATGGGTTCATGGCGGTTTTGCGTGCAAACGGTTGTCGGTCGGGTCACCAGAGAACAGGCTCGGCAGGCAGGTCTTTGGGCGCAAAGGTGAGCGCGAGGCTGTCGAGCTTATCCGGGCTGCGGCCGAGAGCGGAGCGGATCGCGTCCTTCCCCATCACTTTGATGCCCTGCTTGTCATCGCGCTCGTAGGTGAGGACGGTAAGCTCCTCCTCCAAATCGTCATCCGGCGGGAGCATGGCGTCCCCGCTCTCCAGCCACACCCGCACGCACCAGTAGAGGTAATCACGCATGCGGAAGCAGTTGGCGTTCGGACGGCTCCGGGGCGCTCTCGCCAAACTGCACGCCCGTCGCGTCACAATTGAGCTGCCGAGGCACCCCATCGCCCACGCCGGTCGTGTCCACAAAGGCGTGGTCGGGCTCCATTCGGGGCAGCAGCGCGTTCACGTTCTCCGCCCCCTTGCTGCTGTCGACGCCGTTCCAGGTCTGGTCCGGGCCGTAGCGCCGCACGAAGTCCCCCACGCGGTGCGTGAGGCTGTTCACGTCCTTTCCCTCCGAGGCGACGTCGTAGCCGAGTACGCCGCCGGTGGGCGCCTCCCCGTGCTCGCTTACGTACCGACGCCAGCGCTGCTGGGCTTTTGTCACGAGCTCCTCGCTGATCAGCTGGTCGGACCCGGCCGGCGGGTAGACGCCAAGCACCATGTGACACAGGCGGCCGTCGGTGACGATGCGGGTGCCCGGCTCCAAAGGGTCGGTTTCTGTGCCGTCGTCCTTCGTCGCCGTGCAGCCGACCAGGTAGTCTGGTAGCTCAAAGGTGACCTTGCCCGTCGTGTCCTCCCGCTCGCCGGCATCCGTCTCGGCGACCGGGCGGGACCACTCAGCAATGCGCTTGACGACCGTCTCTCGGGTCACGGCGCCGGGGATTACCTGCTCGCCCTCCACGACGTTCTCGTGGTCGAGGGCGGACAGGCGGATTACATTCGCGGCGCCGTCGCGTACCTTCTGGTAGATCGGCCCCCGCTTTTCCCTCGGGTTGAGGAGGCAGAGCAGGCGCGCATCCGACCCGCCGCTCATGCAGGACTCTATGCCGTCGTAGACCGGGCGGGGGACCGCGTCGGCCTCGTCCACGATGAAGAGCAGACTGTCGGCGTGCTTGCCTGAGAAGCGAGCCTCCCGCTGCTTGTCGCTGCCGGACTGGGGGATCGTGAGCGCAGTCACCTTCTCCTTGGGGCCGGACTCGGCGTGCTTGTCCAGCAGGGTGTCTCCGCTGAAGAGGTCCGTCGCCTCCTCGGTGGTGGCGGTGTCGATTTCTGCCCACAGGCCGTTGTCGAGGTTGCTTTCAGGCGGGGCGGCCGCCGTGTACACCTCCACGCTCCCCTCGCTGCGGGCGGCGTACACCTTCCACCAGGCAAGCGACAGGCGGGCCGCGGCGTGCGTCTTCCCGGTGCTGTTAGCGCTCAGGACGATCGTGACACGGTTCTCGGCGACCGACTCCACCATGCGGCGGATGCCGGCGGACAGCTGTACGCCAAATGCCTCCTCTATCCAGGCGCAAAAGTCTCCGGTAGCAGCATACTCGTCCAGATCAGTCCCCTCCTCGGGGTCGAGCACCGCAGTCGCCTCCCCCATCGCCTCCCCCAGTGGGGAAGCGCCATCGGTACCGTCCACAATGTCGGCCACGCTGCTCATGAGCTATCCGATCTGGATGTTGCTCCACTGGTCCTTGATGCGCCGCACGGTGTCCTCGTCTCCCACCTCCGTCTCGACGGTGCGGGCCATCTCGACGAGCACGCGTTTCAGATCGTCCCGACTCACGGCGTTGTCCTGCTGCAGGCGCCGCTCGCGGTGGGCCATCTTGGTCACCTTGTCGAGGAAGCGGATGGCCTCCGAGATGTCGAGGATCTGCTTGGGGCTCTGGTCCTGCCCCTTGTACCAGGCGATGAGGGCTTCGCGATACTGGTCGTACCGCTCGATGAAGTCCTGGAGAAGGGCCCGGGCGGCGGCAATCTCGGAAAGGATGTCGAGGGGGTCCTCGTCGTCTTCGAACTTTTGCAGCAGGTCCGAAATACGGTCGCGCTCGATGTCGCTGTAGCGGCCGTGCTTTACCGGTGTCGCCCCACCGTGAAACTTACACCTGCCCTCGCCGGGGTGGTCGGTCCCCCATCCGGCCGGCTGGCCGCAGGTGCCACCGTCACGTGTTTTCGCTCCGCATTTTGCCATGGGCTACCTGTGTATTAGGGGCTTTCATGGGGTCTCATCGATTTCGCGCGCTGAACGGTGGCACTGCTGGCGTCGCTGCCGCTTCCGCTCCATCCGGCGCCGGTAGCGTTCGACCCGCTCCCAGCCGCCGCGGCGGCGCTTGCGGGTCAGCTCCTTCAGGATGCCGAGGCGGCTTCGTTGTGTAGGCGTGGGTCGTTTCATAGACCGGGCACGAGTTTGACGACGACGTAGCTCGCGAAGGCCCCCGCCA